CTTTGGAGTTAAACAACTTCAGGATCTCGACCAAGGAGCTGGCCCAGGCGCCATTAGCTGGGAAGGCTCCACCAAGACGATGAGGAAACTGATGGGAGGTGACCAATTGGTGCTGATAACAATTGTGAGCACTACCCGTGGAGACCTTTCTGGGGTTGTCCAGTTCTTCTGTAAATCGTAGACAGCCCTAAACCTTGTCAATCGAGAAGGAGTTATTTTTAATATAGAGATCACTTTCTATGGTTTATGTGTGGCCCCTTCAGATAACGAGAGCCGGAATATACCGCTGTCGCGGTATGCTTTCGCCCGGGGGGTGAGGGAGTTTTTAAAGTCCCTTATATTATTAAACAAAGGTAGGTAAAGGTAAGATACTCTGCCTCTCCTCCCACTCACAACTAGAGGAACTATAATCACCATGGTTCTCCTCCTTAAGGGTACCAAAGAAGTGCTGATGATCGAGTCGACGAGGGAGCAGGCCAGAGAAACCTATCACATAGTGGAACCTTCTAGCGAGGGCAGGATATTGATTGCGCCTGTTATCCCACTTAAACCAGGAGCTGGGGTGGTTGTTGGTAGTCACAAATATCTTGGCAGCCAGTAGGGGTACAGTATCTCCTTTGACTTCCACTGCTATCTCATAACGATCAAGCAACTGAAGTACATAAGAAAGAGACATCTTAGAGGCTGCACCGGAAAAGTCATCCAACAGAAGCACTCGATGAGCGTCGTATCCGTCAAACCATCTTGTATCTGGCGCTTTTCTGAAGCACTTGTCACTGCCTATCGCGAAGTGGTCATTCACCAATCTGGTCTTGCCGCATCCTGTCTCCCCGTAAAGGAGGTAGACGGTAGGTGCAGCTTCTCTCCTGGGCCAGTGCATTCGACAGAGGAGAGAAACCCCTGATAATCAGACAAATAATAGGGAGAGAATGGAAGTACCTTTGGAGTAACGTAGTATCCCTTCGGGGTGTTCTTCTGCAACGCGTTTGAGGCTACCAGACCGGCATGCGTCAATAATCCCAGATACGTCGGTCCTACTCCCGCGACCACCAGCTTTCCAGACGCCCACTTCCCAGGGCCCATCTTTGCGGCTCTCCTCCTTTCTGCAGTAGTCTCTCGCTTGCTCTCTGCTCCCCTTTCTCTTCTCCAGGTGACACCGTTGAATATTACTCTGCCACCATGTGAAACGGGTGGGCTTGGAAAACTCAACGTACCCCTGGTAATGGGGGGTACCGTTGTCACCTTCCTCGAGTTGAAACACGGCATAGCGAATGCGTTCTGCCGCCTCAAGGAGGGCTTGGAAGTCGGTGGGAGAATGGGTGGGGTTGTTGTAGGTGAAACAGACATGACGGCCTTGAGCGGTCATTGGAAAGAATGATCCCGGGTACGGGTACGAAGTGGTGGGTAATAGAAGCCACCACTTCGTACCACATAGCGCTCCCTAGGGATCTATTTTTAGATTTTTTATTGAGGTTTTCATTGAATGTTCCAATAAAAGGTGGGGCCTTTCATTGAAAATACCAATAATAAGACCATGAAAAGACGCGTTTCAAAGAAATACAGAGGCGCCAAAAAACTAGTTGGCCGTCATTCCTTCCAAAAACTCCCTCCCACATGTCCAACAGACCCCTCAAACGCGCCCGTACGACGTTCCAGGTTAGCCAGAAGAGGCCAATCGATAAGAGCCTTATCAATGTCGCCCATGACCTGAATACGACCCAACAATCCACCGTGTTGACGACTGCCACGTTCCCGTGCACCATCACCGGCATCCGGTGGGCCCTATCCCTCCTTGGAGACGCGTCTGGTCCGACCACAGTCAGATGGGCCATCGTGCTTGTGAAGGATGGCAACTCTGCCAATACCATGGCGTCCTCTGACGGCTCCACGCTCTACGAACCAGAGCAGAATGTCCTCGCCTTTGGAGTTAAACAACTTCAGGATCTCGACCAAGGAGCTGGCCCAGGCGCCATTAGCTGGGAAGGCTCCACCAAGACGATGAGGAAACTGATGGGAGG